CCACGGATGACGCCGACGTCGATGAGATAGGCAGACATTTGTTCCGGGCTCGGTATGTCTGTTATAGTCCAGTCGGTTTTGGGTGACACACTGACGCTATACCCTGCCGCCATCAACCGGCCCGCTACATAGCTTAAAGCCTCACCTACACGGTTTAGGTCGTTGCTGCCGTATGACTCCTCATCCTGATGTGTAGTTATTAGCGTACCGATTATGCTCATGCTCCCACCACCTTAATTTTTATATCCGCTGCGGTTGTGTTGGAAAGGACTGTAGTCATCGAAGTAATATTGCCTGTCAGCATGGTGTTCCACGGGGTACTGGAAGAGATGCAGTCGCCTGGCGTCTCACCCCCCACCACAATCCGCTCGTTAAGCGTGTCGCGGCGCATATAGTAGTTGAAAACTCGCTGAGCCACATCGGCCACATTCGAGAGATTGACAAGCGTAGCGTTCTCTACTGGGATAACGTTCTGCTTATCCGTTGCCGTAACATTGGGATTGTTGACCGTCGTCACTGCTGTAGTGTGGACGTATTTCGTACCGTTGACCTCGATCACGTCGTCTCCGGAGCTGCCGCTGCCGGGCGTGTAGGTATGTGCTGTTACTTTTACCGCCGTTATGATTGCATCGGTATCAACAGAGCCGCCTACAAATATCCTATCGTCCGGAATTTCGGCAGGCGTGGAAGCTAGCGTAGGGTAAACCCGGATGCTTCGGCTGCCAGCTGTACTGCACACGGCACCTATTGCAAAGAGCACCTGTTGAAGGGCCTCGCGTTTCGTGCAGTTTGGGATAAGCCCTTTCACGGCAGCCCCTGAGAATGCGCTGTCGATATCAAGCGAAAAGTCGGAGCCGACAATATCATGCAGAAGCGCTACAGCGTTGTAATCCTCATAGATTGCCGCCGGGAAGTCGTAGCCGTCCAGCACCCCGATAGCATCCTGACACAGTATGGTGTAGCTTTTTGCAGACGTGCGCTTTGCCTTGTCGGTGATATAAAATACACCGACAAGGTTCGATCCGTTGTAAGCCTCGACGGGTTGCTTGAGTTGAAAAATAAAATCAATATCCGACTTGCTCCTGAGTTCCCATTCAAGCGTATTTATCGACAGCTCCGAAGAGAGCAAATCAATTTCCTGAAGTATCTTCACGCTGGAAAACTCATCAGGGCCGAACTCTCGGACAATGCCGAACAGAATCTGGCTTACCCGTGCATAACGATAGGGTTTGTTTGTCCCATTAAACGAAAAGACGACCTTGTCAAAGGCCGTAACTTTGTTTGCACAAAAGTATGATATACCCCTGGGGGCGAAGGTCTTTGCATCCAGCAGCATCGCGCCCTGGTACCATTTTATTGAAACGGATGTGCAATAGTCGCCAGTATTCGGCGAAAATCGAAGAGATACTCCCAGTGTAGTATACTGGCTGTCAAAGTTCACCTCAAGCGCAGGAGGTGATGCAAAGTCACCGTTCCCGTCGCTCATAGCCGAGGACCAGAAGGGAATATCTTGGTTGTTAAGGATCTTATATCTCCCACCCAGAAGCCACATGCCCGGCTCGAGTGTGGCGATTTTGGGCATTGCCGCATCAAATGGCAGCAAGGATGGATTACAAAAGCCCTGGGCGCTGGATGTGCCGACTGTCGCGTCGGTATCCGCACCCGGAGCTATGTCCTTATATATAAGCTTTGCGCTCATGCCGGTGTCCTCTCTGGCTCCATAGCAATGAAGTTAATGGACAGTCCCTCCCACTTGTTGCGTCTACTTTCCATCGAAACCAGTTCATCTTCGCCGTTCGTAACATATGCCTCAAAAGTAAGCGCCCCTTGCGCGTAGGGGACAACCAGTATATGACTGTCCACTGGCGCAGACAGCACTTCGTACAGAGCGTCATATTCAGTGAGGCTGGCCTCAGAAGTGTCCATTTCCATTGAATAGTTGTAGTAGGTGCCAATAATGTCACGCTTCATCCGCCCGGTCTTTACACGGCCTGCGTTCTCACCGTCAAGGATCTCGAAGGATCTTTTCAGGCTCGTGACTAAAACCCCGGGATACGAAACACCGTCAATTGAAAACACTGCCATATCAGACACCTACCAATCTAACGCCTACGCGCTTTGCTTCTTTGTTGCCGTACTTATACACGAGGCGCCCAAAGGTCTGCCCATCTACTTCCATAACCGCTTCCCCCTTTCCCCCGCCACTGTTCTCGCGCATGACTTGTCGAAAAGCGGCAAGGATGGTCTCAAGAGGAGCTTCGATGTTCGTGCCGGACTTCTGGTCGCCGAGCACAGCGAGAAACTCGCGATTCGGTGGGATAACGGCGCCTGCGGCAAGCTGTGGGATTTGTATATGGCTAATCGTCGGCATGCTGATACCAATGGTTTTGCCACCTAATCCTGGCACCCAATCTGGGACAGAAAACTGCAGCTTATTCATCTGCCCAATTAGCCAATTGAGCCCGTCTATAATGAGGTTTACAATGCCGGCGAACACGGAAGACATCACATTGACGATCCCCTTAAAAACATCAACAAGCCCTTTCCACGCCTTCTCCCAGTCCCCTGTAAAAACACCGGTGAGGAAGTCAATGATTCCCCCAAATATTTTCTTAATGCCGTTGATAGTATCTTCAAAAGCCGTGCCTGTGAGGCCTAGCTTTTTAACAAGCGCGTCCATCGCCATATTAAACAGTTTTTTTAGAGATTCCATAATAGTGGATATCACTTTTTTAGCGCCATCAACAATGTTTGTAATTCCACCCCAGGCTTTTTCCCAGTCCCCCTCAAACATCCCTGTTACAAACTGGATAAGGCCATCAAGTATCTGTTTTACTCCCGCTATTAGGTCATCCATGTTCCCAGCAAAAGCTACTACTGCAACGATTATTGCTAAGATAGCTGCGATCAGAAGCGGGATCCACGACCCCGTCAGGAGTGCGATGCCAAGCCCTGCCGCAAGTATACCGCCAATCACAAGGAGCGTATTTTGAAGGTTTGCGCCATTCTCAGTCATATCCTTGAATCCGAGGACAAGAAACGCAATTCCACCTACTATAAGAGCGATTCCTGCAGCTACGCCTCCAAACGCAATTCCAAGTCCTATTGCTACAAGAGCAAGCCCCCCGAACATTTCGAGTAAATTTGTGGTGTTTACGCCATTTTCCCACGCGTCCCAGTATCCCTTGATTAGAAGAACTGCACCTGCAACTGCAATGGCAAGACCACCTATTTTACTAAGGCTTTTTGTGAAGATGGACGCTATCTTCCATGCCAACAGCCCCGCGGCTATAGCGAGAACAAGGTCCTTAATGAGTTTGAATTTGTCAACAGCTGTATCGACCCCTCCAAACGAAGCTGACACGCCTGCGTCTGTTCCTCCTCCGCCACCGGACGCTGAATTATCCTGCAGCTGGTTAATCTCATCGAAGTTTGCCATAGACTTTGCCGCATTCTCTGCAGCTCCTCCAGCACCAGAAATTGCATTCGCCTCCTCATTCATAGCCTCGGCTGATTTGGATAAAGTGCCGAGGCTCTTCCCGCTGAGGAGGGCAAAGAACTTTGCTATTGCAGTAATCACTGCAGTGAGCACATTCAAGAGCACGATGAGCGCGGGAACCGCAGCCTCGAATATGGGCTGGAACGCCGTCAGCAATGCGCCTTTGAGATTTCCTAGCGCAGTTGAAAACTCGTCGTTTGTTTTCAAAGCGCTGCTCATGTATTTTTTGAAAACACTGAGCGCTTTGTACAGGACACTGAATATCAAGGCGCTTTTAAGTGTGTTCGATAACCGTTTCGAAAACCTGTTTATAGCCGCAGATGCTGTGTCGATTGCCCCGGCTGCCGGGCTTGTTGCGCTGATCAGAGCAGCTCCGGCTTCTTGCTCCTTGAGTTTTAACTCATCAAGCTTGATTTTCGCAGCGTCAAGCTTAATTGAGACATCGGTCACGGCGGCGCTATCTTTTGTAAAAGCACTTCCTCCGGCCTTCATTGCATCCATCTGCGTTTGATAGTCCCTGACCTCAGCCGCAGTTTTCTCAATGTCATACTGCAAGCTTTCCCATGCGACGCCGGAAGTACTGCCACCCGTCGCCAGGAATTTATCTTGCTTGTCAATAAGCCCTTGAAGCTTGCCGTCTGCCTTTTGAAACAACTGGTCAAGCTGGTTATATTCTTCAGTCGGAGCCTGAGCCGACTGAATCTTCTTGAGCTCGGCTTCAAGTTTCGTGACTAAGTTTGTCTGTTTGCCGACTGAACTTGCCGCTTTCTCGAGCTTCACCTTGAGCTTCGCAATATCTTTACCGGCTCCCGATGAATCAATTTTAGTATCAAATATCAAAGAGCCATCCGACATAGTCAGCCTCCCAATATACTATTTATAAGTTCCTTATCCTCCGCGGTCATTCCCGACCGCAGATCGATTTTATCCCTGTTTTCACGGTAGAACTCCCGTTCCCATGACTCAAGCTTCTTTCCCTTTGCCTTCTTATTGCGTATGCTAACTATATTGGCAAACGCGCAATCGCCAATTTCGTAATAATACGAAATAAACGTCCACCAGTGCATATATGGCAGAGATCGTATTTCACAGCCTGCAATACGGTTGATTGGGGCGGCTATGAGAGTAAAGTCCTTTTCCCAGTCCATTAGTTTCGGAGTTTTGCGCTGAGAGGTCGAATTGTCCCCACAGGCTATGAACCAGAGCGCCTTTTTTGCAGCCTCTTCATAATCGAGAATCTTTTCCACATCCTCATACAAAATGGAGAGCAGGGCAAGTACCCTATCTTGATCGCTGTATTCAGTATCAGCAAGGGCGGCGCAAATGTCCAGCGCCGCCCTGTAGTCAGTTCTGATGGGGTGTTCGATGCCGTCAATTTCAAGAGTTGTTGGTAGTTCGTACATCATTTTTTGTATTTGGCCAGGAGCTTTTTGAGTTTCGGATTAGTTGCCGTCTCCTGTGCGCTGAGATAAATATCACACCCATCAATGAGCGTAACAATGAAGTTTGCCCATATGGGCATACCGTTTGCCACTCCAATGGTACTCAGTTTCCCGAAGATGGTTTCGCTTACCCTGTTTTCAAAAATGCCATCTATTATGTTACGGATATCCTTGTCCGCTGCATCAACGGCATCCAGAACCTCAATGGGCTCCGTGATAGCGGCGCTCTTGGCTTGATACTTTTTCTGGCATTCTTCGAGCTGTTCAAGCCCTTTATATACGCGGCGAACGAATGCGGCATCCGACGGTGCAAAGGAAATCGTTCTCTCAGGATCTCCGTTGATGTCGAAGGTTTTAAGGCCTGTCTCAAAATTAAGTGACGTCATCGAATCTTTCCCCCTTTTATGCTGCCGCAGTGAAGGTTACTGTTCCACCGGATACTGCGGCTGTTCCGAGTGTGTGCTCCCCGCCAAAGATGACCTCTATCGGCATATCCAGCGTACCGGATCCGCCTAGGCTCTGCGGGTTGATAGCCGACCCGGTGAACCGTTCCGCTTCAAATGCACCCGCCGCGCCCCCGTAGGCGGTAAC